TACCTGGGTGCTACGCTGTTCCCCGCCCGCAAGAAGGCTGGTCTTGACTTGTCCTGGCTGAAAGGCTCCCGTGGGCTGCCTGTCTCTCTGATGCCTTCTGCGTTTGACGCCAAGGCAACCTTCCGTGACCGTATCGGCTTTGAGAAATTGGAAACTGAAATGCCGTTCTTCCGTGAGGGCTATAAGATCAAGGAGAAAGATCGCCAGGAGATGCTGCGGGTGCAGGAGTCTAGCGACCCCTATGCTGCCGAGGTGATTGCCCGTGTATTTGACGATACCCGTGACCTGATTGACGGCGCGAACGTTGTTCCTGAGCGAATGATTATGCAGCTGCTGTTCCCGGAAGGCGGCGATGTGGGTATTGCGATCAAGGCAAACGGCGTGAACTATACCTACAAGTATGATACGGACGGCTCCTGGAAGACCTCTAACTACACCGCTCTGACTGATACAGCCACTTGGGACAAGCCCTCCACGGCTGACCCCTTTGCGGCGTTCAAGACAGTAAAGGATGCAATCCGATCCAAGACCGGTACTGAACTGACGGTCGCTATCATGAATTCCTATACCTTCAATCTGTTGGCCAAGACGGATGCGGTGAAGAACCGTTACCTGACCACTAACGGCCTGTCTCTTGGCTACCTGACCGACACCGAGGTAAAGGCGGTCGTGGAGTCCACTTCGGGCCTGCGCATTGCGATTTACGACAAACAGTACCGTGATGAAAGTAAGGTTGCCCATGCATTTGTGCCCAATGGGTATGTCTGCCTGATTCCTGATGGCGCACTCGGTGGCACTTGGTATGGCACCACTCCGGAAGAGGCGGATCTGCGTGGAGCGTCCAGCGCAGAGGTTTCCATTGTGAATACAGGTGTTGCGATTACCCGTATTCTCCAGGAGCATCCTGTAAACATCAACACCTTCGCGTCTGAAATCGTCCTGCCCTCCTTTGAGCGTATGGACGAGGTGGCAGTGCTCAACGTCCTGGGGGAATGATCGGGTCTGACACTCTAACCTTTTTCCCCGGCAGTCAGACCCTATTGGGGAAACAAGTGTCCGAGCTGGTAGGAGATGACCTGACGGTCAAGGCCGATGGCTCCGTGACCGGTACATTTCATCATGTGACAGGATATACCGAGTTCAGTTCCGAGCCGGACGAGCAGGAAGGTTATTACTTCCCATTCCACTTGACCAAGACCGGGACCAAGATGACATTTAAGAAAAACGGTTCTCCGACCAAGCAGGGCATTACATTTGACCCGGACATTATTTTCCGGGTAACAAAGGATGACACCTTTGAAGTCCTTGTGGATGACAGCAGTGTTGTGAAGTTCAATTTTGCTGGGGCCACATTTGAGAGCTAAAAAAGCGGGAGGCAGCATGAAGTTTATTCCAAATTACCGCGTGTGCTACGATGGCCGATTTTATGAGGCTGGTGTTCAGTTCCCTAT